TAAAAGAAAAATACAGAAGGTTAGTATTGATGACGAAGAAAACTTTTTACAGATAGCAGATGAAACTAATTTAGAGGAACACGAAGCCTTTAATAAAGTGTGCACCCTTATAGATGAGGTTGCAGAGGATTGGACTTGGTACGACAGGAAGCTGTTTAAGCTGTATCGAGATACTGATTTAAGCATACGTAAGATAGCAGCAGAAACTAATATAAGTTGGGTATCTATATTTAATACGTTAAAGAATTGTAAAACCGATGTTCGAAGTAAGTTAGGAGAAACGTACGAGGACTATAAAAATGAAGACTATGACAGAATTTAAAGGAGACAAAAGAAGTAAGGCTTACAAAGAGTGGAAGAAGAACCACACGGAATCAAGTAAAGGATTGGGCGATACAGTAGAGAAGTTTACAGAAGCAACAGGGATAAAAAAGTTAGTCAAATTTGTTGCAGGCGACGATTGTGGGTGCAGCGAACGAAAGGAAAAGTTAAACTACTTATTCCCTAACTACAGACCTAACTGCCTTACAGAAAATGAGTACAACTATCTAGAGGAAAGAGTAGGTAAACTAAACACAGTAACCATAGAAGAACAGAAGGCTTTATTAAATATATACAATAGAGTTTTTAATGATAGAAGAGAATTAACTGGATGTAATAGTTGCTTCTTGAATGGAGTTTGGAAAAAGCTGGAAAGAGTTTTTAACGAATACAAATAAATGAGTTTAATAAGAAATAGTAAGTTGGTAAATCAAGCGGTGGACTTTACAGGAGTACAAAACGGAAAGATACACCCAAGTGATGTAGATTTTGTATTTGAGTTTAGTAATCAGATTTTAATATTAGGAGAGGTTAAAAGAAGATTCAATCGAATACCTAAAGGGCAGGAATACTTACTTACACGCATTGCGGATAGATGGGGAGCTGGTGGTTTAGTTATTAAGGTAGAACACGAACACAAAGACGAAAATACTGATATACCTCTAAAGGATTGTTTTGTAACTAGACGTTATGTAGATGGTCAATGGAAAAACTTTGAATATGGAGAAGAACCAATAATTTTGTTTTTAAATAAAATAGGTGTACATTACGAAAATAAAAAATGTAGATTCTAATGACATCAAGAGAACCAATGTACAAGAAGCTAGAAGTAATGGAGGACATCCAACTTACAAGTAACCTGCTTACGTTACAATCAAACGTATTGGAATGGGTTAAAGCCAAGCCAGATAACCTACAGTTAAACGATGTATGCGCTGCGGTTGTTAAGATAAGTTTCTCTTGTAATAAGCTACAGTTAGAGAAGAACAACTATCACATAGCAATGCAAGATTATAGGCAAGATTCTATTAGAGCCGTAGAAAGAGCAAGAAAGGCAGAAGATAGAATAGAAGAGTTAGAGAAAGAACTAAAGGTATATAGAAAAAAACAAGAACTAGGACTATGAGCGATAGTATAAAGAAGTACTTTGAGAACGAGAATAAGAAAGACTATAACGATTGGCTAGAACACCAATGGACTAAGAACACTACACTAGGACTTAACTCAAGAGATGGCATAGTGCAAGACGTTAAAGACCTATACGAAGAGCGTAGTCAAATAGGGATTAAAAAGTATGGAACAACACTAGAAGATAGTAGAGAGTCCTTAGAAGCGTTCCTAGTACATCTACAGGAGGAGTTAATGGATGCGACTTTATATATAGAAAAACTAAAACAATTAAATGGTAGATAAACTTTGGAACTGTGTTAGTTGTGGAGCATCGAATGCGGGAACTAGAACTAATTGCGGAAACTGTAACAAACAAAAGAAATGAGAAAACGAACAACAAAGAAAGAAAACGTATTTAGTTGGAAAGACAATAAGATTAAGTACGAGAAAAAAACAGGGGTGGTACTAACCAAACAAATAATAAATGAAAGAAAGTAAATTAATATGGATGATGAAAGAAGTCCAACAGATGCAGAAAGTTTTAATGGTAATGATTGATAGAATAGAGATAATAGAAAGAAGAGTATTTGAGGAAGAAGAGTAACCTAAAACAAACAAACAATGATATTATTATTCGATGCCGACAGCTTAATCTGGTCTAGCTGCTATAAAAAAAGAAACAACCCAGAAGATAGCCCTTACCACGATAACATAGAAGATGCAACCGCTAAATTCGATGAGGTGTTTATGTCTATTATAAATAAGCTAGAAGACTCTTACGATGTAGATAGGGTTGTAGTCTTTAGCGGTTCGCTAGGGAACTTTAGAAAGCTAATTACACCAAAGTACAAAGCAAACAGAATAAACACCCCTAAGCCCATCCTTTTACAAGAGATGCACGATTGGGTCAAAGAGAACTATAACTCGCTCTACGGACACGGCATAGAGACTGACGACCTAGTAGCTAAGTATTGGTACAACCTATCAAAAGAAGTGGGAAGGGATAACGTAATGATTATTTCAATAGATAAAGACTACAAACAATTTCCCTGCTTGATGTACAACTACCACCAAAAGCATCAAGTTGTATATGATATAACAGAAGAAGAAGCATTGTACAATTTCTATGAGCAGATGATTATAGGAGACACTGCAGATAATGTAAACTACTTTAAAGGCAAAGGAAAGAAGTTCGCAGAGAAGTACTTATCCGATTGCCATACTCAATACCAATACACAAAGAAAATGTATCAACTCTTTAAAGATACATACAAGGGAAAAGCAAAGCAAAGATATGTTGAATGCTATAACCTTCTCAAACTTCGTACAGAATTTTAGGGATTAAACATCTATTCTTTAGTCGTTTATAAAATACTTACAAATATTGTTTAATAATATTGTTGACAATCCAAAAATATTTTGTAGTTTTACATCATAATTAAAAACAAACAATTATGAATTACACCGACTTTATTTATTCGCAGTACACAATCCAAGAACTTACAGAGATTGTATCAGAAAACAAATACAACGATAGCTATTTGGATTCACACGCTAAACGATGCAGATTAGAAATAATCAAAAGACATCAAGCAGAACAAGAAACCTTAACATTAAACTAAACACAAACAATTATTATGACAAACACAAACATCAAAGTAGGAACGTTTCAAGGAAGCTATCCTGTATCAGCGCTAAAGTTCTCAACAGTAAACAGAGATATAGTAAACAATCATTCAAAAAACTTTATTAAAAAAATATCTGCATACGGTTGGATAGTTCCGATTGTAATAGATGATAAGGGAAACATAATAGAAGGACACCATAGAGTAAAAGCAGCAATTGATATGGGCTTAAAGTACGTTCCTGCATATATTATTGATTGGGTAGACACGTCAAACGACAAAGAATACCAAGAATATATAATGAACCTTAACGCTTCTAATAGAAGTTGGTACGCAATAGACTACTTAAAGACTACATCAATAAACCAACCTGACTATAAGACTGTTTACGATAAGTATATGGCATCTAAAGAAATCTTATCAGTAGGTAATGTATTAAATATGTATTTTAATTCAGGTGCTTCTCAAAGGTTTAAAGATGGTAAAAGTAGAATTAAAGATGAGGATTTTGCAAATTACTTATTTGATGAGTTTTATAGATTAAAAGCACTGTACGGAAAAGTAAAGTTTCAAGCATTTACTATAAATAGAACTACTCAATTTATGTACAGCAAATGCAAAACAAGAAGTGAAGTAAAATACATATTTAGACAGTTAGAAATGTTAGCCAAATCAAAGGATGACAATAGTGCAATACTATCATCAGTTGAAATGATTAAACCCTTCTTAAAAGAGCAGTTAGATTTAAAAAGAAGTTAATGATTACAAACGAAGACAATATGCAGCTAATGGCAAGGTACGAAGACAACTACTTTGACCTAGCTATTGTAGACCCACCTTATGGGATTGACTTGGCTAATATGAATATGGGAATAGGTAACACACCAAAAGCAAGTAAAGCCAAAAATAGAAAATGGAAAGCTAAAGATTGGGATAGTGATGTGCCAAGTGAACAGTATTTTAAGGAGTTGTTTAGGGTAAGTAAAAACCAAATAATATGGGGCGGTAATTATTTTGATTTACCTCCTTGTGGAAAGTTTATAATTTGGGATAAAGAAATACCAAAAGGGTTAAGTTTTAGTGATTGTGAATACGCTTGGACATCTTTTAAGGGTGCTAATAAAATGTTCAGATATAGTGCATACAGAAACAAAAGCGAGAAATTCCACCCAACACAAAAACCAAGTGAACTATACGAATGGCTTTTAATGAACTACGCTAAAGAAGGAGACAAGATATTAGATACACACTTAGGAAGTGGCTCAATAGCTTTAGCTTGCCATAACTTAGGATATGACCTAACAGCTTGTGAACTTGACAAAGACTATTACGATGCAGCAATGAAAAGAATAGAACAACATAAACAACAAATAAGATTATTTTAAATGAAAGCAGAATATACACAAGTAGTAGTAAACAAATCAGAGCTATTAAAATACGTAATAAGAGAACACCTAAAGAAAGATGTAAACGAAGTAGGTAGAGATAGACTATTAATAGAAGCTAGGTTTATATACTTCTACATACTAAGAAACCAAGAACAGATGGTGTATCAAAATATAGCAGATAGCGTTTATATGAATCACGCCTCTGTTTTGCACGGGTGTAATAAAGCAGACTTCTGGATTAAGACAGACCACAAATTTAGAAATAAGTATCTAAAGGTATTGGCAAGCTATCATAGAGAAGTTTATGGAATAGAAAAAGAAGCAGAGACAAACAACCTTAGAGACAAACTAAACAAAGAGAGAGAAGAGAAAACAAAACCTAAGATACAAGAAAAGAAAACAGGAAACATCTACGATAGACTACACCTGTTAATAGACAAAACACCAGAAGAGAAAGCAGAAAGCCTATTAGAACGTATGGAAGCTATATACAATATGATGCAAATGGATTTAAAACGTAAACGAAACTAAAGTTATGATGGGAAGTTTTTTACTATTGTTCTTCTTAGGGTGGACAATAACACTAGCAAGTATATGGGTATATTTTGAGGATTACCATAAGAATAAAAACAATGATGATGCGGGTGGTATTTAACAAACACATTAAAAGGTTATTGTTATAGTAGAATCATTAATGAAATTATTTGATTGTGGATAAAAGAAAATTCAACGGAGGTAATAAGAACGCAGGGCGTAAACCTAAGAGCGAAGAGATAAAATTAGTAGAAAGACTAAGCCCATTAGAAGATGATGCCTTAGCAGCTTTATCAGAGGGTGTAAAGTCTGGTAACATTAAATGGGTACAGTTGTATCTAAGCTACTACTTAGGTAAACCAAAAGAGACTAAGGATATTACCATCAACGAAGAGCTACCGCTTTTCATAGATTAATATGCGGGTAAAGAAAACCATAGCCCTTGCTAAGCTAAGAGAATTAAAAGGCAGAGTAAGGATAGTTAAGGGTGGAAGTAGTGCAGGTAAAACCATCTGTATCCTATCCATCCTAATTGACTACGCTCTTAAAAACTCAGGAGAAGTTATATCGGTAGTTGCCGGAACAGTTCCTGCACTTAGAAGAGGTAGCTACAAAGATTTTATTCAAATACTAAAAGGATTAAATAGGTACAAAGAAAACCAACACAACAAATCTATAATGCGTTACACGTTTAACAACGGAAGCTATATAGAATTCTTTAGTACAGATGATAGTTCAAAGTTAAGGGGTGCAAGAAGGGATGTTCTGTTTGTGAACGAAGCAAATACTATATCTGGCTTTGATGCTTACCAAGAAACCGCCATTAGAACCAATAAACATATCTGGTTAGATTACAACCCAGCTGCATTGTTTTGGGTAGACACTCAATTAGTAGGGCAAGAGGATACAGACTTTATTACACTTACCTACAGGGATAACGATGCACTCCCT